TTTAGATTCAGCCATTAGAAATCACCTTCTGGTTTTACATACGTTCCGCCGTGAGCGGGATACTGCTGGTCAATAGGCAAGGCTTCCATTTGATGATTGAGTTTGTATTCGTAACGAGTACTGTTCTCATATTTAATGCGTACCAGTTTTGCTCTAGGTGTGTAGTACTCAGGAGTACCAACAACAAGAGCAGTTCTTGGATCTGATTTGTCGAGAGGAGAGTTAGGACAAATAGACACACGCAAGCCAAGCTTGATATCTTTTGAATTCATTTGATTTAACTTGAATATATAATGTCTCTTATTAAGAGTGTAGTTAGAAGTCGTTGAGGATGTGATCTTCCATAAGAGGATCATCCTTAGGTCGCTGCCAAATACGAACAGACTTAGATTTACCTGAAACAGGATCTTTGCGTCTGGTGACTAGACGTCTCCAGCCAAGTGCCTGAAGTACATCAGCGACCCTTCTACCTTCACGCCGTGCTTGGTTACGTGGGTCTAGCTCAAGAGCATTCGTAAGAATCTCAGCAGCTGTGACTTCCTCGCGAATAGCTACGTATGAAGCGACTTTGTCCATCCAAGGATCTGGATCACCAAATTCCTGGATGTATTCAGCGATTGCTGCGATCTCACCGCTATTGAATTCATATCCAACATCAGCACGATATGCCTGCACCGCTGCAGCCCATAGACTATCACGTTGTTGAACTAATTCACGCCAAGGAATTTGAAAACCTGCACCAATTTCTAAGGGAACAAATCGACGGTTACCCGTACTATCAACCAAAAACTGGTTGCGGTTAGTAGTGCCAATAAGGACGAAACGACGAGCAAGCTTACTAGGCAAGGATGCATATGGGTATCGCACTTCATCAACACGTGTAGTAACGAGGTTCTTGAAGTTTTCAATGTTTCGGGTATTGAAATAGTTATCAATTTCAGGTAGCTCAAGCAGCCAAGCGACGTGAAGCCGATACTGCTCTTTCATGAGCGTGTCGAGGGGAGTCGTGATCTCAGAGAACAGATCTTGTGGAACTAAGTTCCGAGAGAACTGCGACTTGCCTGCGCCTTGAGGTCCAACCAGGATTGGCAGCCAAGACATTGAGCAACCAGGGTTGAAGGCACGGGCAACAGCACCGATCATCATCCGCTGCATTGCAGTGGTTGCGATCTTGTGCCGGTTACCTAGGAAAACTTCGCCAATACGGTCCCAGTCGG